TTAGCCTACGACCTCAGTAACAGGTATGCCAAGAGCTGTGTACTTGTTGAGGACGGCAACACGGACCTGGATTTCCGCGACCTGCCGGTCGAAGTCCCGCGCCATGAGACTCTGCCCCAGCAACTTCACACAATGCATCTTGGTTTCGACAGGGCTTCGTCGGTGATACCCGCTCCACCGTCGCCAGATGGCGCGGCCGAGATATCGTGATGCGTTGACGGCCTCGTTCCGAGCCATGGCACCGGCGCTGGTGGGTTTCCAAGGCCTGGCGTTCTTCCGCGGAGGGATGACCGCATGGGCATTCCGAGCGGCAATCACGTCATGGCATCTGCGTGTGTCATAGGCCCCGTCGGCGGTCACTGACCCGATGGTTTGATCGGCTGGGATTTGGTTGAGCAACTCTGGCAGCATTGGCGCGTCACCGATATTGCTGGTGGTGACTTCGACGGCGCGAACTTCCAGCGTTTCCGCGTCGATGCCAATGTGTATCTTGCGCAAAATCCGGCGTTTCGGGCCGGCCACGACCCGGCAGTGTATTGCGCATCAATACACGAGAGGGATGCTTGCGCGCGTTCCACTCGCCTTCAACCGCGCAGCCGGCGTTTGGACATTGCCCCTTCAAGCCGCGCGCGCACGCCATCTGCGCGCCGGGGTTGCCCACGGCGCCAAAAACCAAACATCGCCATGGATCAAAGCCCCTTTGAGGTCATCACATGTACCCGCCGCACCATGCGCCGCCCCTCTGCCAAGGCGATCTCGCGGTCCAGGGCCTCGATAGCTCGGTCGATCTCGGCCACGCTGCGATAGTCCACCGTCTTGCCATCGTAGCTGACACGGGCCACGCCGGAGGCGCGCTGCGACGTCAGCGCGTCGCAGCGGAGTTTCAGTGTCGCCAGATTTGCCATGCCCAAACTCATCCCATGTATGTTGACCGCGCAACGCGGCGGATCTGTGCCCTTCGCGCAGACTGTGGGCCCCCGGCGAAGGCAGTGCCCTTAGTGTCAGCGACCCCAAACTGCGCCGCGAGTTCTTCCCACCTCGCCTCCGACCAGCGATCCGCCCCGAGAATCCAAGCCGCGGCTCGGGCATAAACCCGACAGTCGAGGGCTTCGTTGCGTTCCCGCAGCTTCTGCCACTCCAACTTGGCAAAGCCGCGCTTATTCTTGACCGTCACCAACTGCTCGGCCGTCAACTGTTTCAACCATTCCGCATCAACCCAGCCCGGCAGATGCATGAAGCCGGGAGGAAACGCCTCTACATCTGCCAGGCTGGAGATCTCCGGCGGATCGAGCCGCAGGAAACGATAGGTCTCGGCCTTGAAGGTCGACGTGGCGATAGTCCAAAGGCGCGCCCCACGGCGCAGGCGTTTGCCGCCTATGGTGGCGTCGACATAGGTCGGCCCCGTTACAGGGCTCGCCCGGTTGAAGCCCTCAAGACCTTTCACCGGTGCAACCTGCCCAAACCCCACCTGTCGCGCCCAGGCATAGACAGCGCTGGTCTCATAGCCCGTATCGATCGCCAGTTTGGCGAGGGTCATCGAGATGCCACACTCATGCTGCCATGCCCGACAAAGCAGATCAGAAAGTTGCTGCCAGCACGCCGGATCCCCCGGGCCACCCTCAATCACGATGTGATCAATATGCCAGCTTTGCAGACCCCTGCCCCATGCCCAGATATCAACCTCGATCCGGTCTTTCTGAACGTCAGCACCAGCGGTCAGGAACAACCCGTCCGCCGGCACCGTGCCTGCGCGCCAGTCTTCCTTCAGCCCTTGGAGGCGCTGCCAGTCCGGCGCCTCGCCGCTTTCCATCCAGGTCTCACCGAGCGAGGTGTTGACGAAGGTCTTCATGGTCTCGTCCCCACCCGCACGCGCTGACAGAAACGCCTTGGCCATGGCCTCTAGCCGCACCCAGGGCGAATAGATCTCGTTCAGATGGAAGCCCGCAGTCCCATTGAATGGTGCCTCCGCGATCCAGCGGCCGTTGGAGATGGCCGCCCAGCGGGTCTCGTCCTTCCATGCGGCGTCGCAGTCAGCGCAGTGGTAGCGCGCAGTTTCCGGGCGATGGCTGCCGTTCTCATCCTTGTCCCATTTGACCTGTTCCCAGGTCAGGATCTGCTCGGTCCCACACGCCAGGCACGGCACCCAAAACCGCCGTTGGTCGCTTTCTTCAAACGCCGCTTCAATCCGGCTTGCGCCCTTATTCGTCGGCGTCGAGACCAGCACGATCTTGCGGTTCCAGAACGTCACCGTCCGCTTCTTCGCGAGGTTGACTGGGTCGCCCTCGGCCCCTGCGCTGAACGGATAACGGTCCACTTCATCGCAGAGCAGCAGCCGGATCGGGCGGCTTGCCAGCCCCGAGGGTGCGTTGGCGCCCACAATCGTCAGATGCCCGCCCGGAAACCGCTTGTGCAGGATCTTGTTATTGCCGTCCCGCGACTTCGGATTGGCGATCTTATCCTGAAGGCAGGCTGTATCCCGCGCCATCGGCGAGAACCGGTCCTTTGACCAAGTCTCCGCGTCCCGCTCCGTTGGCATCACAACCATGATCGGCGCCGGATCTTGATCGATGTGATAGCCGACGGCGTTGTTGACCATCTCCGTATTATGCGTCGGGATCATCGTGCGCCCAGCCAGATAGAGCCGGTTCGGGCTGTCCACCTGAATACAGCGGACCGGCACGCTCTCCACAGGCTCAACTGCCACGATGCGGCGGCGCTCGGTTTCCGTCGTCCGCCGCCCCTCCCGCGAGACCTGACGCGCCCGCTTCCGCGCCAGTCGAAACACCTGCGTGTCGTCATAGATCATGAACGAGAACCGCGTCGCGGGGTTTCCGAAACGTCGTTCGCCGTCGATCATCACCGTGGGCTGCTTGTCGACAGCAGTGAACTTGATGCCCAACGAGGCCAGCAAGTCTCCAAAGCCATCCGCCAGACGTCGATGCACCATGATGAACTCGCAGCGACCGCATTCAGCGATGTAGCCGTCCGTGTCCATCAGCCCCTGCAGGAGGGCCAGGCGCTGATCTATCGAGGCGCGCAGGTAGGTCGGCGGGATGTGTTTGCCGGTTGCTGGCGTCTTCCGATCCTTGGCCAGCCCCATTGCCCGAAGGCGCAGGCTGAACGGCTTTCCGGCTTCCAGAACCGGATCAACGGGAAGCCCGTGCTTCCATTGCATCGAGAACTGACGCCCACATTCCGCGCATTGCCCATTCCCGTGGCGACCCAGCACATCCATGTCATGCCCACGGCGACACATATTGTCGGGCCAAGGCAGTGTTGGCTTCAGCGTCAAGATATGCGGAACCCGCTTGTCCTTCGACTTGACCTCAACCTCCACACCGCAAGCGCGAAGATGGTAGGCGATTTCCAGATCGTCCTGATGGCAGGTAATCTGTGAACCGTAGCTGTGGCCGTCCCCCAGCCAGACGCCCAAGGCGTAGGGCGGGATCGGCAATGCCTGTTCGGGCAGCTGCAACGCACCGGCCACAGGGATGGCGTATCGGTTCCGCTTTTTCGCGCCGTAGTAATGCGCAGTTTCAGCAATCTCCTTCGTCGTCAGGACCGCCCGGTGGATCGTCATGGAACAGGTCCCTCATCGCGTCCTGCACGCGCACTGGTGTGTCGCTGTCGACCGCCCAGAGGTGATCGGCATCAGCGATGATCGAACTCCCGTCCGAAAACCGCACCCGGTAGCAGCGCCGGTTAAGCATCACGTCCGTGGCGCCGGTGACGCGGCACGGCGCGCCGGTTTCGTCAAAAAGAATGTCGCCAACCGCGACCTCGCCCATCGTGGTCCAGCCTGTGGGCGTCGCTAGCGGCGTGTCGAGCGCCAGCGCCTTACCCACCTGTGAGCTGGACATGATGACGACAGTTTCGGTGGCAGCATCAGAGACCGCTTCCATGATGCCGCGCTGGTATTCGGCCCGGCTCGTGCGCCACTGGCCCGGCTCAGCGCTGGCCTCAGAACTCAGCCTCCGGTTCTGGTCCGCCCAATCACTGATCGTCAGGTCCGGAGGCGGCTTCAGAACCGCCAGGGCTTTCGCAACCGTCCGTTTCAGGATCGGCGAGCCCGTCAATCTCAGGATCGGTTTCGAATTCAATGTCTGGCTCTGCGAGATCATCAAGCACCTCACGGATGGCGGCGCGGATCAGGGTCCGGGTGTCTCCGACGGAGGGTTGTTCAAAGGCTTGAGGTGCCAGCCGGTCCGGCAGAGCTAGCAGGCGGGTGCGCAAGAGCGCCAACACCGCAATCCAGGCCGCCTCGATCTGGTCTGCCGCAATCAGAGAACAGCGCTTTTCCTCGGCTTCCATTTCGGCGAGGTCGGCCCGCGCTCGGATGAACCGCGCCCGTTCAGCGGCATAGTCTGGCGCACCCGCCTGCGCCTTCTGCGCCTGATCGCGCAGGTAGCGGACATACCCGCGCACCGACCCAATGAGGTCGTATTGCCCCCGCTCGGCCTTGGGGATCACACCTTCCCGGCTCAGCTGCTGGACCCGTCGTTCCGAGAGGTCCAGAAGCCTTGAGATGACGCCGATGGGTTGGGTCGCTGCTGACACAAGATGATCCCTTCACGTCGATCAAAGCACTGAAATTGCGTCGATTATACTGGATAGGCAGGCCCCGCAGAGCGAAGCTGATGACAGCAAACGATGCACCTGAATGAGACGCCAAGATGCCCCGCCTGAACCCGCAAACCACGCCCCGCCACCAACTGCGCACCGAGAAGGCGCGCCGAAACCATGAAGCCGCACTGGACGCCTTCATGACCAAGAAAGCCGAGATCGACGCCATGCTGGCGCGCCTGCAGGCGCTCAGCGACGACCACTTCAACACCGCCCACGACGCCATCACTTGGGGCGACGTCGGCAGCCTCGAACACTACGCAAACCTGCTGAAGCGCATAACCGATAGCGCCTTTTGCGAGGGCGAATACGCAGAATGAACGAAGCCAACGCCATGGACACCAGCACCATCCGCATCGCCATTCGCAAGCTGCCCGATCATTTCGACCGAAGCCGCATCACCGACATCCTCGATGAGATTGAAACCGCCTTGATGGACGATGGTGGCGTTGACGCCAAAACCTATGCCGACAGCTTCACTATTACGGTCGAGATCCCGACCCATCAGCTGTTGGATACGGCAAGCTGCCTGCAAGGCCTTGGGCTGGTCTAACGGCGCTGCCCCGCAACCCTGCGAGACTCAAAGAGCCGCCGTAGCAGGAACGAGCGGAACAGGCTGACGATCGTGAATATCCCGCCCATAGCAAGATTTTGTCCCAACGTTGTTTGCAGCCCAAAGACCGGAAAGATCAGGATCTGCGTCACAACCGCGACGCCATAGCCGACGATCACGTTGGTGATCGCCTCGACCAAAGACATGAGGCGGGACTGGTTCATGCAGCCTCGCGCTCAGGTTTCAGGGCATCGAAGGTCATCTCGCCACCCTCAAGCACCGCCTCTTTGCCCGTGAATTTCTGCCAGCGTTGGACGGCTACATCGATGTAAGCCGGGTTCAGCTCGATGCCGAGACAGACGCGGCCCGTGGTCTCGGCAGCGATCAGCGTGGTGCCTGATCCCATGAAGGGTTCATAGACAGCCTGCCCGGGGCTCGAGTGGTTTAGGATAGGCCGTCGCATGCACTCGACCGGCTTCTGCGTCCCGTGAACGGTCTTTTCGTCCTGATCCTTGTTGGCAATCTGCCAGAGCGTTGTCTGCTTGCGGTCGCCTGCCCAATGACCCTTGCCAGATTTGCGCACGGCATACCACGCGGGCTCATGTTGCCAGTGATAATCACCGCGGCTCAGAACCAGTCGGTCCTTGGCCCAGATGATCTGGGACCGGATGGTGAAGCCCGCGACCTCCAGACTTTCGGCAACCGTGGCAGCGTGCAGCGCGCCATGCCAGACATAGGCGACATCGCCGGGAAACAGAGCCCAAGCTTCGCGCCAATCGGCGCGATCATCGTTCAGCACCTTGCCGGTGCGCTTGGTCTTGGCCGCACCTGCTTGGTTGCGCCAGTTGGGATCGTATTCCACACCGTACGGTGGATCGCTTATAAGCAATAGCGGCTTTACGCCGTTCAGTACTTTCTCGACATCCGTGGCCACGGTGCTGTCGCCGCAGAGCAGCCTGTGGCTGCCGAGGATCCAGAGATCGCCGGGGCGGCTGATCGGATCCTCAGGGGTTTCCGGCACATCGTCCTCACCCTCTTGGGAGCCGGCGCCGTCCTCAAGGCTCGACATCAGCGCGTTAAGCTCATCATCGGTGAAGCCCGTCAGCCCGAGCTCAAAATCCGCCTCCAGCAGATCAGCGAGTTCGAGGTTCAGGAGATCCTTGTCCCACTCCGCATTCTCGCTGGAGCGGTTATCCATGATCCGGAAGGCGCGTGCTTGATTGGCTGTCAGCCCTTTGGCGACATGCACCGGTGCAGTCTTGAACCCAAGCTTGCGCGCAGCCTCCAGACGAGTGTGCCCGGCCAACACGACCATTGCCTCGTCCACGACGATGGGTTGACGCCAGCCAAACTCTTGGATCGAGGCCGCGACCGTGGCGATAGCCTCGGCGTT